CATAATACCTCCATAATAGCAGTCAAAAACATACAGCTGGTCATGGCAGTATAAATTGTGATAGCGAATATCCTTCACGAACTTCCAGTTGGCGATGTAGGACGCATTGTCGAAGCTGCCGATTTGCGGAGGAACAGTCGGGCGCAGTCTCACCTGACCGTTCCAAAAGCACTGGTTGAATGCAATGATCGCATAGTCTGAGTATTCTTCTACATTTTTAAATGCCTCTTCGATGTCTGGATGCACGAAGTTGTCGTCGTCTAGCTGAAATGTCCAGTCGCCTTCCTTGAACGGGAAATTGTCCAGTATAAAATTTCTAGCATGTACTCCTACCGGACCTGTGTCATCGCATTTTAGTAAGTGCGCTCGTTCCTTGATCTCGTCTGGAATCTCAACTCTATCGTCGTAGCAAACAATCCAGCCCCAAGAATCAGGGATCGTCTTCATTATCTCTACGAGATTGTCTGGCCTACCGCATGGTGTGCAAGCATAAATCATAATTCAACTCCTAATTTATAATTCTTGATCCATTTCATACCGCCCGTATTGAAGTCTCCGTGAAAACCAAAGGTTCCGTAGGTAAAAAACAGCCTGCGTTCGGCACGGGGTTTGTGATGCGTTGGTCGCTCGTATGAAAACTTAGCAGCGAGTGCTGCGTCGGCTATTTTTACACCTTGACTAGCAAGGTGATGGTAATTAAATATACATATATTAAGGTCTTCATTCTTATGATGCGACTCTAGCCCTACACTATTCTCTACAAACTTTCTGCTTCTGATAGAAAATCCACCATTACCAACAGTCGTAGGGATTTGTTCCGTAGGAATTTTTCCGGCCACCATGTCTCTAGATTGAATAATCTCCATAGGCCAAGGCGCGCCAATGTAATCAGTTTCTAAAAATTTGGCGTCCCACAAGGAAGGGTTGATCACGCACGAGTCGTGTTGTACATTAAGACAAAAGTCATCAGTCATATACTCTTTTACATGCCCCAGAAAGTCGTCTCTGAAACCGAAACGGTTCTTATCGTCGTCCAGCATGTTTTCATTCAAATCGGATCGCATCTCGCAGACTTGAATATTGTACTTGTCTAAGATGGGAGCTAATTTGTCCATGTCTGTTCTGGTTGGGTCGGTAATCAAAACAGCTCTTTTGAAATCTACCTGATCCATACTGATCAGCATGGTCCTAAGAGAGCGTGCGGTATGATCATCTCCCCAGCAATATGTGTAGATTGCTACGTCAGGTAGTTGTAGTTTATTTCCAGTAGTCATATATACCTTTCGTTATTTCGTAATCCATATTCTTTTGTTCACGTTTGGGCTGATGGGTTGCCCAATCAAACATTTGCGCAATCAGTTCCTCTAAGTCTGTGTCATCACTGAAGCCTAACAAGTTCTTTGCTTTGGCGTGATCGCAGTATGCGTGCTTTACTTCGTGGCGGGCTTCGACATGATAAATCTTGGGAGTAAAGTTACGCTTCCAAGCGGCGAGACCAACTACTTGTGCAAGCTCATTGATCGTGTACGCCTTGTCTGCACCCAGATTAAAGATTTCGCCGTCGTGACCATGAATCATCGCCTCGAACGGTTCCATGTAATACTTAACATCCGAGAAGGCTCGCGTTTGTTCGCCGTCGCCGTATACCAACATCGGCTCGTCGTCCAACACTTTGCGGATAAAAATACCAGCAACATTACGATAGCGGTCCCAAATATTTTGATAAGTACCAATAATATTATGTGGACGTACAATAGTGTACCGCAATCCATGCTGCTCGGCTGCAATAGCAAGATCCTGCTCGACTGCGAACTTTGCAACTCCGTAGGGGTCTACGGGCGCTGGTCGCATATCTTCGGTGAATGGTGCTTCTTGATCTCCGTATACAGCCATTGAACTAGTGAAGACAAGTTTTATACCAAAAGTAATACATTGATTTACAATATTAGTATATGATAATACATTGTTAGTATAATTATATGTCCTAATAAATGGTGATAAACCTTCTGCTGCGTATGCTGCGAAATGATAGCAGGCTTCGATCTCGCGACGAGGATCAATAAAAATATGCTCCAACCTTATGGGTTCACAGTTGCTAAGATTTAACTCCCAAAACTCAAACATTGGGTGTTTTGGTAGGTAATCATAGTAGCCGCCGCTAAGATCGTCGATACCAACCACACGATAGCCTTTTTCTAAAAGATACCGGCTAAAGTGAGCGCCAAGCAAACCAGCGGCTCCTGTTACAATCACAGTTTTCATCGTATCAATCCTCGCTCTCTCATCGTGTTGACTCTCTTCTGCTCCCACTGATTGCGACGGTTGCCAAGACCCACCATTGCATCGTAGGCGATTTGGACGTTGAAGGGCTGACGAGCTTGCTGTCCGTCAAAGGCTGCGGAAGACTCGTTAAAGTACATGCCACCAGTAGACGAAGTTGAATTTTTATAAAGCAGGTCTTGCGTCATTCTTGATTCCATAAAGCTGCCAATACGTTCTGGCTCGCCAAGCACAGAGCCAAGCATCCATTGCGCGATAGAGTTTGCGTCTGCCTTCTCAATATTTTCAGGCATTTTCTCTGGCATGTGAATTCTAGCAGGACTGCCCCAAGTTTGCTCAAATGGTCGTAGAGGCATATCGTCAAAGATTTTGGCCCACTGTTCGCCACTGACTTCCCATCGGAATTTATTTTGAAACCGCTCGCGGGTCTCCTTGCCTTTGGCTTCTCTGTCTACTTTGTCACTAAAGAAATGTAGAAAATGCTCTGATGCCAGCTCATTATCTGGAACAGCTCGCAAACAGCCAGTTTCTAACTCTTTGTACAAAGCGGCGGGAGTAAACATAATACCATTCAGCTTTCGCATCTCGCTTTCCATGGCAGAGTAATCAGTACCACAAACAGGCACGCCACAAGCAGCAGCTTCAACATAAGGAAGGCCAAAGCCTTCACAGTTTGCGTACTGAGTGTAAAGATCGAATAAGTTAATAATACTAGACAGGTCTTCATAAGAGGCGCCATTTTTTACATTAGACAGTGTTGCTCCCCACTTCCCTGTGTACGGCGATTGAGTCACCGGACCACCAAACAAAGACGGGAAGGGCTTCTTGGTTTCAGGGCAAATGTATGTAAATAATACATGAGAACCCAAATCGTTCTGAAGCAAAAGCTCTGGAATGTTCCACCCTAAGTCTGGATAAGACGTGTGACAATATAAATAATATTTTTTATCATCAGTCTGTTTATCTAGGAATAGACGGAAAGCCTCAAACAGGTCTGGGAACAGCTTGCGTCGTTGGTTACGCATTACGGTTCCAATGATGCGGCAATCGGGGTCTAAGCCCCACTGCTGCTTATGAGCGCGCTTGTCTTCTACGGGGGCGTAAGCCGGATGAGCGGATGGTGGTGCGCTACCGTGATACTTTTCGGCAGTTAGTCCTTGGTCTAGCAATACCCTGCCTGCCCAGTCTGAGTATGTGAGAACTGCATCTGCTCCGTCGTAAGTTCCCATCCATTGACGGGCTTGTGGGCGAGCGTCAACCGTGGGCATAACGACCCAATTAAAATATGGGCGATAAGGACTGCGTTCGCCAAAGTCTAACATCCAGAAGTCACGGATATCACAAACAATATCTGGCATGAAATCTAAACACACATGCTCGAAGCACCACTCACCGAACTGATGGGTGGGACTAGCCGCGTAAGCATCCTTCTCTTCTTGAGAGGCATCCTCTGGAGGCATGACCCCATAGAAACTCCAAGGAATATCTTTAGCACGAGGATCGTTTCGCAGCCCGTAGGAGGCCATTTCAGCGATCTCGTACTTATTAGTGCCGTGGAGGTATTTCAAGATTTCTCTAGTGTAGGTGGCGTATCCAGTGTTTAGGAACGTTGCTTCGCTACAAAATAAAATACGTTTCTTTCTCATGTTAGTCCCGGTCCTTTAATAGTTTAAATTCGTTAATTCTAAAATAGCCGCCTTCGTGGTCATTTTTATACATTGCTCTGACAGCAATATTATCTCCATCCCTTGCGTTCTTTTCTAGGTATTCCGCAGCGGTTGAGAAAACATGAAGCTTAATAGAGGTGTAGTCTACCTTGCGCTCACCTCTTGAGTTTGTGTAATTCTCTGGCACTTTTAGCTGAATCCAACAAAAGTTGTCATCCACCCACTCACGCTCTACTAAACTTGTGATTTCGCCAACAAACGTACATACGTTCATCATTTCTCCTATTATATTATAGCGTTGAAACGTAAAAATTTCAACTAAATTTCGTGAATATTTTCAATAATAAATGAATTATCTTGTTCTACCTTGCCACATAGCATAAGGTTATTATCTTCGAACAATATATATCTATACTTTTCTCTTGTCTTCGGGAATACTACGCAGCTATCATGGGTTCCGGTAGAGTCTTCGATGGTCAAGAAGCACATGGTCTCGCCTTTTGCCTTGCCTTTCTTGATCTTATGGGTCGCGACTCTTGTTAAATTAGCCACAACGCATATATTCTCTCCGGTTTTTCCCTGCAAGATTTCTTTACAGGTCGTATTTGCAATAGAGGTGTCCACCGCGTCAATCTTAGACATAGAAATCGGACAGCCCAATAACTTGCTCTCTTGTTGTACGATCCAGCTAGGGTCGTCTGACAAGTCGTAAGGAGGATTGTTCAACATCTCTATCTCGTTGAGTACAATCTGGACACGGTTAGCGTTAGCACACCCTCCTCCATCCTTTTTCTTCTTACCTAGAGCTTGCAAAGCATCCTCCATCCCTGACCAGCTTTCTTCATAATTATCTAATAACCATTCTTGCTCTTTTTTAGTTAATCTCTTGAAGATTTGGTACTCGTAAAGAGCTTGGTTCCTAGTGACACCCGTGGATTTAGTCGAAAAGAATCCGATGGATGCCAGCGCTTTGAATGCTGTGGAGTTAATCTTGGAGGCTAAGTACAAAAGAACTTCTAACCAAGTAAGGTCTTGTAGGGATTTACCAATAGAGTCCGACGAATCCTGAATAACTTTTACAGCTTTGTCTCCAGTTACTCCCGTTAGTCCCTTGATATCTTTAATACCAAACTGAATAGTGTCACCAAAAATATCAAACTTTAATGAAAATTGACTTAACTTAGGGCAGGCTACTGTGATATCAAAAGCTTTGGCCTCATTTACAAGCTCGTAGATTTCTTGATGTGGGTCTTGCTTTTCATTCGCATGGTACAGGTAGGACAAGAAGAACTCCTTTGTGTGGTTAGCTTTGTACCAAGCTGACCAGTAAGAGTCAAATCCGTAGGCCACCGCGTGGCTCTTGTTGAAAGAATAGCGAGACGATTTCTCGATCCACCCAAAAATCTCTTCAGCTTCGTCCTTAGTAACGATTTCTTTACTAGCTGCACCCTCTAGGAAAGATTTCTTTACTTTCGCCATCAAGTCAGCCTTCTTCTTGCCGATAGCTTTACGAAGGTCGTCAGCTTGTTGCAGGTCAAAGCCCGCCAACTTCTGTGCGATGCGCATAGCTTGCTCTTGATAAACCAAAACGCCATAGGTAGGTTTTAGGATATCTTCTAGCGACTCGTGAAGATAGTCAACCTCTTCTTTGAGCCACTTGCGATCCACAAATCGCTGAGTCATGGTTTTGCCACGGTCAACAGCTTTTAGGCAACCGGGACGAATGATAGCAATCAAAGCTGCTAGTTCTTCCAAGTTTTCGGGAGCCAGCTTCTTAGACCAGCTACGTCCTAGATTGCTTTCCAGTTGGAACACACCCTTGGTAAGTCCTTCTCTAAAAAGATCCCAAGTTTTCTCATCGTAATAATCAATCATGATTTTCTAAAACATCCTTTAAGTTCTCAAGGTTCATAAATATCATAGGCTTTACACCGCTGAATTTGGAATGCGTATGCTCCATGTGACAGTTGTGACAGAGGACTCTGCACTTCTCAATTTCTTCTATCAACATTTCGGCAGGATATTTCTTGCCGTAAAGCATATACATGCCTCCCGCATGGCTTCGCTTAGAGCAACCATTCTTGGTCATCTCGTGCTTGTCAAATTCAGGCAAATGATCGAAACACAGAGCAGAGGGGTGTCGGTTATAGCCGCAGATCTCACATCCTTTACTTACTTTGTAGATGTTAATCCAATCCCTCCTATACTCTGTAGTTTCCTTGTTGTTCATACAAAGTAGCCTTTAGCAAAAGTCTTCTCAATCTTCAGGTTGCGGTAAATCTGACGCCTTGTCTTTTGGTAGGCGATGAAAAGGTTGGCGGTATCCTTAACATCCTGCATGGCATCGTGAGCATTATCTTTACTCATTTTGTGACGATCTCGGTTTGCGTCCATGCTGATCGACCTAACATCAGGATCACCCTCTGTCCACAAGAACTGATCGTCCATAACATCAATCTTGTAGATTTTATTAAACAACTTATTTTGCTTTCGGTCTGCGTCCCAGTACATATTATACTCCTCGCACAACCTGTTTACAATAGGTAGATCATAACCAATAATGTTGTAGCCGCAAGGAACCGGAGCGAAGAACTGCGTTCCCTTCCAGTTAAATTTGTTTACAAACTCACAGAAAGATTCCCAAACCGCTTTAGGTAATGGTGCTTCTGCCAGAAGCTCTCTCGTTTGACCGGTTACCTTCAAGGCTCCTTCTTCCAGTGGGCCAACGCCAGCAGCAATTGCTTCATCGTCGTCGATGATTGGTCGCATATAGGATTGAAATTCACCCTTAGCTTTAAAGTTTCTACCGTCCAGAGCCATTGCAGCGATCTGAGTCGGTTGGCAGGTCAGTGGGTTACGTCCACCAGTTTCAAAGTCAAATACAATAATGTCACGCTTCATTAATCAATTCCTTTACATACATTAATTTATCTAATAACATAATAGACAGTACGTCTAGTTTGACATGACCTAGAGCTTCTAGATCAGCCATTTCGAGTCCAGCGATTTTCTCACTTGAACTCTTTGAGTCTACCATCGGGCAGACCAAGTGCAGTGGCTTTGCTGAAATTACAACTCCTGCTGCGTGTTTTCCTTGTGTCTTGAATGTTCCTTCGATCTCGATAGCTTGTCGGAAGTATTCTGCGTAGTCGCCTTCTAGTTCTCCGAACGGGTTGACTTGGCAATAGTCAATCAATTCGTCCGAGTTATTAATCAGCGCCCACTTAATAATTGATCGTTCGTCTTCATCCATCAATGATAGTTGATCGGAAATAGCGGCCTCATCAGGAATGCTCTTGGTGATATGGTTCATCTCGCCAAACCCACAAGCCTCGTTCACTCGTAGCACCTCTTTGATCGCGCTACGTCCTTGCAGTCTACCAAATGTCAACATTTGGCTTACTCTATCATGTCCGTACTTGTCTTTTAAATACTCGATGATCTCTTCACGCTTTCCTCCGGGTACATCAATGTCGATATCTGGCAAAGAAGTGTGACCATCGGTGTTACGCCCAGCATTGTAGAACCTTTCAAACAATAAATCAAATTGGATTGGATCAATCATAGTTATACCAACCAAGTAAGATACCAAGCACCCAGCAGCAGATCCTCGTCCCGGTCCTGCCATCCAACCTTTTCGGTTTACGATAAAGTCTAGAATGTCAGCAACAATTAGAAAGTACCCAAACAGATCTGCTTCCTCGATAACTTCAAACTCATGCTTTACCCTGTCGCCGTACTCTTTTCTCTTTTCTTCGTCCTTGATCTTTTTATCTAGTAACCTCATCCATCCGAGGCGAGATAGGTGGCGCAAGTAGTCGGCCTCCGTCTCTCCGTTTGGAGTCTCAAACTTTGGAAGCATCGGAGGGTTTAGGATATTGTAGTTTTCACACTTATTAAATATATCTTCAAAACATTCCATTCTCGGATCATCTACCAAAATTCTGGCAGCCTCTTGACGGTCTTTTAAATACCAATCGTTGGAATCAAAAAACTTCTGGAACTCCTTTGCGTTGGATGCGTCCTTCTTAACTTTTGGGATCGTAGTCTTGAGTCCAGAGCAGATCAAGATTCTATGTAGGTCGGCTTGAGATTTTTCTACGTAGTAGGTGTCTGCAAAAGCCTCGGTCTTTTCGTAGAAATCATCGCCCGAGATTGGCGATACAGATTCAGAGGCAGCAACCGCAATTAAATTGCCACGACCACACAGTGTTCTTAGCAGATAGCTATCTACTTCACCATTTTCTATACTGGAAACAAGCTGAATAAGCTCTAGCCAGCCAGTATGATTCTTGGCAAATAATGTATAATTATCAAAAGAGCAACCAATGATAGGTTTGATATCATGCTTTACGCAGGCCTGATAGAAAGACACTGCGCCAGAGATTGACTTATAATCAGCGATGCCGCAGGCGGGGTAGGAATTCTCGGAAGATTTCTTGGCTAACTCTGAGGGTTTCGAGAAAGCTCTCTGTAGGGAGTAGTGCGTGTAATTACACAGCGGGAACCAATTCTTCATATGTATATCCTCAAATAGTAAAACTCAAAAAGGCGGCTTTTAAATGGAGCCGCTAACCATTATTACAGGCGGGGAGTAGTTCTTAACCTCCGAACTAGCCGGGGGTGCTTTATAACTCCCCTCACCTATTATATTATAGTCTTGAAACCAGTAAATTGCAAGTAAATTCTCAAAAAAATTACCAGTTTACCAAAATTTGCAGCTCCAGTAGCGAGCTTTCCAGCGTGGGCCGGGATTGGAGCAGTTGTGTCGGGCGCGGAAGTTCTTGCGGCGACCCGGATCAGATTTCTTGATCTTCATATTAGGATCGCCAAAGTTTACCTTTACTACGTTGCCTTTTTCATTCTTAACATATACAGATCGCTTCTTTGGGCCTTTAGGCGTCAGGAAGGGCTTGCCTAGCTTAACCTTGCGACCTTGGTATTCAGCGGCACGCACAGGAATCAAAGTTCTGCCGTCCTTCTTGTAGATGCCCTGCTGGTCGTACTCGTAGATTTCCTGCGTCTTAGGATCGCGGTATTTGTACTTAGACTGAGCTTTCTTCCAAGCGTCTGGATCTGGACGATCTTTGTCACCCTTCTTGGCAGGCTTATAGCTCTTTCCTTCACGCTCTTTCTTTTTACGGATGTTATCCCAAAGTCCCGGCTTTGCCTCAGAGATATCCCACTCTTCTACTTCTTCTCCTTCAAAATCTTCGTACTCATCTTCCGAGGGGATATAGAAATTATCTTCAGTAATCTCTTCCGTGAAACCAAAGGTGTCTTCGTACCACACCTCATCTGCTTCTGACATATAATTTGACATGTTAAGCTCCAATCAAGTTTGGGTAAAGTTTGTATCGAATATTCTCCCAAATTGCGCCAACTACAACCATTGAGGCTTCGTTGTCGCTGGGATAGTGTACGCCCTGTAAGCAGCGAGCAAGCCCGACCTGTCCGGGGACGGCGAATAATTCACTGCTACGCTCAGGGTATAAAGCTGCTAGGAAATAAGCTCCTATAGCTCCGTAGGCCGCATGGCCGGATGGATAGGCAGGTGTTAGGTGCGACTCCGTGTGCATCACCTTAACATCCAGCCCCATAAGCGGGGCAAGATGGTAGGGTCTGGGCCTATCGTATTTATACTTCAAGTTCATAATAACATTATATACTATATTCCATAGTTTGTCAAGCTCTTTTTTATGAATATCATAAGTTTTGCTGCCAAGTATGTTAATAAATAGCTGCTCTGCATTCACATCTACGGTCTTAACCAGATTGACTTCGCTGACGCTAAGATCTCTAGTGATTTCTTGCAGGTATGCAAGCTCTAGTTTTGTAGTTTCGCTAGTATTGCTAGGCGGATCAGCTAGAATTTCTTCCCAGTTGATGTCGATTAGCGGGCTGATTTTGTAGGATTTAGGCTTTTTATTCTCAATCCCCATATATGTTAAGGAATCTACGTTATTGCCTACATATTCCTGCATTTTTTCTAAGTAGTCCATTTATCCCGGAGCCTCGTAATAACCAATATTGTGACCGTTTCTAGTATATTTAGCAACAGTTTTGTCATAACCGTCTGTTCTCAGACTATTATACACGGTTTTGCACATATTATTGCCGTCAGCAGAGTCGAACTTGTTTTTGCAAAAATGACACAAAGTCTTGCATTTAAAGTTTCTGTGTGTAGGATCTAACATCTGTGGGTTAACATTCTGTCTAATTCTACCAACTTGCTTTTCTAGCATCTTTAAGAATCGCGGCTCATCTTCCTTGCTGAAAGGCATGGAGTACGGCCTTGGATCATACTTTCCGTCCGTGTCTTTAGAGAAAAATATACTCATAATCCTATTAGGGAATTGAGGATACAGTTTAGACATGGCGTAAAAATACAATAGCAGTTGTGGATCGTTCCATAGTTTATCATAAGTTTTTTCTTCCATGGTGGCCCAGTTCATTCTGCGCCCAGTTTTCCAGTCAATAACCTCGATGGTGTCCTCGTTTACCAAGGTCACCAAGTCAATCGTTCCTTTAATAGCTAAGCGTCCCTCAACACGCTCACCGTTGATCTCGTAATCAAACTTAGCCCAGTCCTCTTCGATTGGGATATCAAAGTGCGGCTCAGTGAAGTACACGTTTCGATATCGTGGGTCGAAGTCTTTTCCCCCATCGTGATCCAAGAACAACCAGCATCCATCCATAACTTCTTTGAAGTGTCGCGGTTGCCAAGTGTTTGGCGAATCTTTCTTGTAGCCCTCATAGCTACGTACCGCCAACTCTTCCACGAATTCATTCTCGTAAAACTTTTTAGTGCCAACCTTTACCTCTCCCAGAACATCGTCTACGGTCTTTAGGATTCTAGCTTTAGGGTTGTCTTGCTTATACTTCTTGAGGGCAGCGAGAACTTCCATCACCTTGTGAACCATCGTGCCTTGCTCGGCTCTGCGTCCACTGTCTGATCGCCATCCTAAAACGTAGGTTATGAAATACTGCATTTGACAGTAATCAAAATTATTGTATGACGAACTTCTAACGTATGTTACTATCATTTAGTTACCTTTATTTAATAAAGTAAGATGAGTTTAAGAATCCCTGTACTTTTGCTATCGTAGATTCTATGCTATCATCACTATTATCAAGGTATTCTGTGAAATTGTAATCGTCTAGTGCTGTTTCGCTATCGTGGCTGTCTTCAAAAATCTGTCGTGTTAATCTCAGAACAACACCTCCAGCATTGTGTACTGCTTCAACTTCGTTTGGGAATCTAACATCGGTAATGACAGCCAGCAGTGTGCCTTCCCGTTTGATATCTTTAATGCACTTATTGACCCAGATCGGCTCCCATATTCCCCGGCAAATGTCTGTGCCGAAACATTGCAGAAACTCACGGGCGCTCATTGGGCCAAACGCATGTGGAGAGCCGAATTCAATATCGCGGACTAAGATTGGTAAGTTTTCCCACCGCAAATGTTCATGCTTTTGATTCTTCTGATCCTCTGTGCCAAAGCAGCATTCTTCTGGAATATCAAACAGATCAACTGCCAACCACTTGAGCGCATCTGCAAAACCGTACATCTTTACATAGGGAAAAAGATTAGGTTCGGCCCACTGTAGGAATGCTGGGTCTCTACGGGTAACATCAAACTCGCCCCACCCCTTTGTTCCAGAAGCGTTGGTCGTTTCAATCCAAAGTTTTCCATCTTCCGCAATTTTATAATCCTTGATCATCTCCCTTTTCTTCAGGGTTATCCCATTAATTATATTTGCTACCGTGTTTTTACCGGCGTGTTTCTTTCCAGACAGTCCAATGATCATTTTAATATTTCCTTAATTTGTTTAGTGGTTTTCTTACCGATGTCGCTGCCTGTGGTCTTTGGGAACACCAGAGTGAATAGCCTTCCCAATCCCCTTTGTAGCTCAACCTTTGCCTCGCGACCAGCCTGATCGTTATCTAACAATACAACCAGCTTAGTGATACCGCCTTTTAGCAAAAGCGCTTTCTGGTCCTCTGAGACATCCTTGCCAAACAAGCCGACAGCGTTTTTGTATCCTGCTTCCCATAGCCTCCAAACATCTCCTTGTCCTTCCACAAGTATCATAGATCCACCAGTCGCGTTTAGCATGGCATCGTCATAGTTGTACAGATACCTTGTTTTTACGAACCCCTCGTTGAAGAGAAACTTTGGCTTGACCCACTCGTGCATTGCTCGCCCCATATAACCCACTAGTCTTTTTTGGTAACGGATAGGTATGATTGAACGTCGTAATTGCTTTGAATCATGTATCCCGAAGGATTGTAATACATTAGATCCAAAACCTCTAGACTGGAAGTATTCGGAAACTTTGGAGGCTGTTTTTGGGAGTTCGACGGTGATCTCACTTGTCGCTGAAATTCCTCCCACTCCCTTTCTTGTTTTTTTACGATTGATATTAGTAACCAGATTAGAAAAGTGATTAGTGACATCCAAGCCACCATTACTGCGATTATTCCCATCATTTACTTTCTCCTTTGAGGCTTTGTTTACGTCATAAATGTTACATACATATTTTAATATTTGTGAGAAGCTAGGCTCCTCTCCGGTCCTTTGCGTCATAACGCCACGAATAAAACCGAATATATCTGAGTTATATTCTTGTTCACAGCCACGAGTCCAGCATCTCCATATTTTCTTTTCTAAAGATATTGAAAGAGCGTTTGGGTTATCGCTCCCCTCATGAATAGGGCAACACATAAATATGTTATCCATATCTTGATAATACTCTAAACCAAAACTGTCTAATAGTTTAGATATATCATCAAATATAATATCTCTAACTTTGTTAAGATCCAGCGTTCGCTTTACTGTACTCATAATATATAATACCTAAGTTTGCTAGTACGTAACCGGTCCACATTATAGCGTGACCCCAATCCTGTTGCCTCAAGTTGTCAAATATACAAACTGCGTAACACAACGTAGCAATCAGTACCGTCCAAGTAGTCAGGCTCATGTCACACCGTTTGGTCAAAATGAGTTCTGTTTACTCTAACGAACTGACACGCCTTGGCAAAGTCCTTGAGGTTGTCTACGCCGGTGTAGGTGCAGGCACTTCTGACTCCTCCGTGAATGTCACGCACGACCTCTTGAACTGGGCCTCTGGATGGCATCTCAATAACTCGCCCCTCACTAGCTCGATATTCTTGCAGGCCATTGCCGTGTTTATCTTGAGCCATCTCAGATGACATACCGTAGAATGTGAAAACGCCATTGTTCACTTCGCCTTCGCATTCATCTGTTCCTGCCAGCATACCGCCTAGCATAACAAAGTCTGCACCTGCGCCATACGCTTTAGCTACATCCCCCGGATTTCTGCATCCACCGTCAGCACAGATCAAACCAAGACGGCCAGTGTCTCTACGCAAACCGTGAGCGGCGTGAGCGCACTCAGAGATGGCAGATAGCTGTGGATAGCCAACGCCGGTCTTTAGTCTCGTAGTGCAAGCGCTTCCGGGTCCGATACCTACCTTTACAATATCAACACCGCCATGCAGGATGAGTTCGGTAACCATATCAGGAGTACATACATTTCCCGCCATGATAATAGGATTTGCCCCAACCGACTGGCGAATAGCTTTACAATAATCTACAAAATACTCTGTATAGCCATTGGCGACATCAATGCAGATGTTAGGATAAAACCCATGCTTTTGCGCTATGATGTCAATGTTTTGGAATTGGTCGCCACTGCTGCTCATGCCCAGCGTAACCCAAGTATAAGCGAACGCATCGTAATATTCATAATAGGCAGCTAACTTATCTGAATCATAATGTTTATGTAAACAGGTGACCATGCCATATTTCATAAGCTCTGCTGACATACTGAAAGTACCGGTCGCAACCATATTAGCAGCCATGATTGGGGTTCCGTGCCATTCTTTTTGGGAGTGGTAAAACTTAAACTTACGCTTCAGGTTTACGTCTCGTCTGCTGCTAACACTTGACCGCTGTGGTACGATTAGCACGTCGTCAAAATCTAGCTTGGGTTCATTGTTAATTTTCATCTTCATCCTCGAATAGTGTAATTTCCGAACCTTCAATCCCACCGTCAGGATTGGCAAGTCTTTGGTCTCGTGTCTGTAGTTCCGTGAGCCTAGCGTACTCACCCTCAAATCTAAAGTTAATATAGTTTCCATTCAATGTGCGTGGGCCGTGACGAGCTTTCAGTGTGACTAGCTTGCGATTACCGGCCCGTGGACCATCTTCAGCCAGCTCGTCTGGCGACTTTTCCTTCAGCATGGAGAATGAAGTGCAGAACCAGATAATGCGGTCAGAGCCGCTTACGGAGGCTGTGGTCTCCTGAGTGATCCCGTCACGATTTAACTGAGTCAAGCAAACACAGGAGATATCATATTTCACAGTAAGGTTGTGTAGCTCTTGGATTTGGAATCCTAAAGCCTGAAACTCTTTGATGTCCACAATACCGCCAGCAGACATTAATTTAAGATAGTCAACAATAACTAGGCAGTCGTTTGTTCTACCGTCTTCGTCTGTGCCTACTTCCTGTAGAATCCATCGCTTGATAGTATTTAAGATAGATTCCCAAGGCTTGCCTGCCGCACACTCATAAGTGTAGGGCATCTCTTTAAGCTCTTTAGCGGCCCGTTTGACAGCGTTATACTTTTCTTCATCACTAGCAAAATTGCCTGTAGCAATCTCGTCCTGTGGAACATTGGACATGTGAGCAAGGACACGGTTGTAGTGATCGTCTACTTTCATTTCCGTATCAACCATAAGCACAGGAATGCCCGATCTAGTATTGCTAATGGCGATGTTGTCAGATATTACGGACTTACCAACGCCCGGACGCGCAGATATCACATCGACGCAGGCTCTACGTAACCCGCCTCCAAGCACAGCGTCGTAATTTGCAAAACCAGTGGATAGACCAAGCTGGTCGCATTGGTTATCGACAACGAAATCTAAGTATTCGTCCACACCCTCCCCGATCATTTGTGGCTTCTCGCCATGTTCGTCTTCCCTTAGGAAGTTAATGAGAGGGGTTTCGATCATGCCCACAATCTGGTCGAAGCTCTCTTCGCCAGTCATGCTGTCTATATTCTTCTCGATAGACTTGGTGACCTTTTTAGAATTGCGAGCAAACTCAAACTTCTTGATCTGCATAGCAAAGCGCAATATGTTACGCTTATCAACCGAGTAATTAATTAAGTCTAGGATATAGTCTAGGTTGTTCTGAGTTGTGACAACCTCTTCTACTCCGAGGGATTCAGCGGCAGACACTACGGAGGGGATGTCGGTAACTCCATCTTCCGTAGCGATCTTTGCTAAGCATTCATATATTACTTGATTGTTGGGGTCTGTAAAAGTTGAGCTTGTGATGATATCCATCAGGTCAACATAGGCCTCTAGGCCATAATTAGCCAGACCAGCTAGTACGGCACGTTCCGCACCAATATCCGAAAGTTTCATTATGATTCCTCAATGTTTCAAAAAATAGGCGGGGAGTGGTATTTAACATCCGATCTAGCCGGAAGTACGGTCTTACTCCCCTCACCTATTATATTATAGCACTCAAACCCAAATTTTGCAACCAGAAAATATAAAAAATAGCAAATTATCCAGTGCATCTGTCGCATCTGATGAAACTTCCGTAAACCAAACTTGACGAGATCTCAAATTCTTTTTTGCAAACCGAGCATGTTTTCGTAACCTTGCTAGTTCTTGGCCTAGCGGATCTTGGGCTTGGAACCAGCTCCTCAGGTTTGAAATCAGGATCTCTCGCCTCTCCGGTGTCTGTCCAAGTGTTAGCCTTTGCTCTTACGGGGACTTTTCCTGACCCAGATTCTTTGCCCCAGTCGGTACTAAACTCGCCACCCGTTGGCTCTTTGTTTAGAGAGACAGGTTTGTCAACAACCTTGCGGTGCGCCTCTGGTTGTAGACCGCCAACATCTGTGATGAGCTTTGCAACCAGCGATTCTTTTTGTTCTTTTGTTAGAGTAGACAGTAATGTTTGTAGTATATCTTCACTCATTTTCTTTTTCCTTTTTCAATTAAGATTTCAGCTTTACGCTTAATGTTATATTCTCTATTTCTAATATACTCAAGCCTGCCCTCGGCAGTCAATTTCCATTCGTTAACAGTGTTAGCAATATGATCCGACGAGAGGATCGTGGCGACCTTGATCTCATGCTTTTCATACTTATCCCACTCCCCGTGCTGGACACCGTAAGCAATGACCCTTTGGAGAGTGTCGTTGCACCAACGAACCACGTTTTCTGTATGAGCGCGCTCCTGACCAACATGGTCCGCATACTGGTATAAAAGAAAGGCTTCATCAAAAAGCTCATCTCTAGTCAGTTTTTTTAGTCGTTCGTCAGAAATACCGTCCGCTCTTTGAAACTCATCCTTGAATTTACAAGGGGCTAAGTTTTTCCCTTCGATATATTCACTGATTCCTTTCAGGAAGTATTCTAGTCTATCTTGCGAGTTCAATTTTTTCCCTCCAATATTCTGGATCTTCGTCAAACCTCAAAGCGATAAGTTTGATACCGTTAACTTTGCACCATTCAATCTTGTCTCTATCCCTGCCTTTTGCTTTCGCAAAACCAGCACGAGATTTATGAAAGAAAGGTATATACTTAAAATGTTGTTGTCCATGTACCTCTATAGCTATATTAGCATTGGGAATGAAAAAGTCAAGGTATAAAACTGATCTTTTTGAAGGCTTTGTAGACCCCGGCAGCTTTACTTCTTCATATATGTTATAACCCTTAAACATATCCCTAAGTAATTCACTAGCGGCAATATGATAAAAAGACTTTTTAGACCTATCGTTAACAGCATATTTTTGTAAGTTTAGATTATACTCTCTTCCGTTTAGTCCGATTATGCGCACAGTAGGCTCCTAAGCTCAGAGAAAACAAACTCAAAGATTACTGGGTTTTGATCTAGGAAGTCTATCAATTTAGCCATACCTTGGAACTTAAAGATTTTCTCTGGTTCCTTACCCTCGCCGTTTTCTTTAAGCCAGTCAGCAATCACTGGGTTTTCTAAATTACTTACAGCGCAGTCAATGGTGTACCAAGCACCCGCCTTGTCGATCAGGCAAAGCTCTGTAGCAAGCTCTGCCATCTCTCGGGTTTCGTCAATGCCGATTCCGTACCGAATATAGCTGGCACATGTGCTATTTGGCTTTCCTCCAGCAGAACTTGTTTTAATCACCCAGTTAGCAATCTGGCCGATATGGTTACCATCGGTGTCCTCCCACTTGTTGCGGTGAGTGATAGACATGTTGGTACTAATCTGATACTGCAATTTGTTGCCAGAGTCGGCCATTTTAGAGGGCGCCCAGCGTGAGCCACCAGTGTTAGCAATATTGTGAGTAATGAAGATGCAGATAGCTCCAGTCCTCTGTACATCGTTTGCGATACGCTTGAAAAACATGGCAAGTAACCTTGGCAAACCGTTACGAACATTTGCTCGAATCTCTCCATCAAGCTCATCACGAGGACACATGCTAGAAGTAGAGTCGCAGATCATAACTACGTCCTGTTCTTCTTTTAGGATTTTCTCCATGATATTAAGATAATCTTCGGCAGACAAGATTTTGTCATCGGATGATTGAATAATATTAACTTTCTCTGCGTCTAAGCCTTTTATTTGCTCTAAATTGTGACGATCTACACGCCCCTCTGTGCAGATATAATAAACTTTTTTGCCTACCTGCTGTGCCTTTGCAGCAAAGAAGAGAGCTGTAGTTGTCTTGCCTGTTTTGGGGTCTCCGGCCATTGCAACGCAAGTTCCTTCACGTAGCCCTCCACCGAGCGCACAATCTAAAGCAGGGCTGACGCTAATAACTTTTAGATTTTTTAGTCTCTCTAAAAGCTCGATGCCAGACTCAACAACGTTCCCGTATTTACTAATGATAGAATCTACAGTTGGGTTTCCGGTTACCTTCTTTTTATTCTTCTTCGCCATTCTCAAGTCTCCTGAGTTTTGATAGTAAGTTTTTCTTTCCGTAAGATTTGTTTCGCCTCTTGGCGTCGTGCTGCACTTCAATCTCTTGCTTTGGCTGACTCTTTTCAGCCTCAATAATACGCTCGTACTTCTTTAATATTTTAACGCAGTTGGGATGATTGAGTGAGAATATCCCCCTGAAGTCTGGAGAATTTATAGCCCTAACCAGAGCCGCCTCGCTGAAATCTTTAAGTAGCTTATTAGCTGCGAACAGTTGCCTCTTGAATGTCCAGTTCCAAGGCTTTTTGCTCCAGAACTTGTAAGGCAACGATCCCACATTTTTATTCTCAGCGTTCTTCTTACACATAATCTCTGCGACATAGGCAGCGCAGGTGCAGTAATCACCAGTTGATTCGTGTTGATATTTACTCTTATCCGTCCGTTTCCGTTTCTTGTCCATTGTAAATAATAGCCTCCGCAAAACAATGCTCTAAACCCTCTGTAGTTTCTCTTTCCATGATGATCTCGGGGATCTTCCACATCTTCTTGTGCATGGATTCGCCGCGAAGAACACCCACAGTAAAGTATTCTTTGGTGTCTCCACCGACTAAACCCATAACAGAAGGCACAAAGTATATGGCCTCC